GATTTTCTAAAAGGCTTTGTCCAACTATTAAATTCTAATAGTGCTGTTGTTAATAGCATAATTAAGAAACCTTATGCTAATCATGTATGGGTTTATTCGTGTGTATCTAAAATAGCTGGTAATCTTTCAAGGTTATCCCCGGCATTATTTAAAAAGTCTAATCCAGATGAATTGATACACGAACATCCTATACTTGATATTCTTAAAAGACCAAATGCCATGATGACAGGCACAGAATTTATAGAGGCTGTCTTTTTAAATTTATTATTACCTACTCCTGCTACCCCCGGTGGACAGTGTTTCATAGTGCCTACAGACGGTGAGGGAGAACCTATTAACATCTTCAGGGGGGAAGAACCGGAGTTTTTATTTCCTTTCTCTGATGTTATGATACAACCAAAAAAATGGATGGAAAAAGGTTTCTAGGGTGGGTATACAAACATCCTAATGGGGAAGAAATTTTCTTTTTTCCAGATCAATTAATTAGAATAAGATTGTTTAATCCCTATGATTGGTTACTGGGTTTATCCCCTTATAGTTCCATAAAACTATCTACTTTAGCTGATGCAAAAGCTGGTGAACTTGCTAGTAAATATTTAGAAAATTCTGCTAACATAGGCGGGTTACTTACAACGGAATCAAAACTTAATAATAAACAGGCACAAGATTTAAAGGCCATGTGGCAGAGTCAATATGAAGGATTTTCTAAAGCTGGTAAAACTGCTCTATTACATTCTGGTTTGAAATTTGAACAAACATCAAGATCACTTGTTGATCTTCAGTTCAAGGATCAAAAGACAATGAACAGAGAAGAGATCATGAGTGCTTATGGATGTAGTAATACTATCTTAGGGTTAACACAAACTGTTAACAGAGCTACTGCACAAGTAGAAAAAGAATTGTTTTGGGAAGATACATTAATTCCTTTAGCACAAAAATTTTGGTTAAGTATTAATGAACAATGGATAAGGTTTGTAGGTAAAAAAGATCTTGTAGGTGTGTTTGATACATCCGGTGTACATGCACTTAAAAGAAATCAAACTCAAAAGATTAAAGATGCTAGTATACTTATTGATCAAGGTGTACCACCTGAAGAAGCTTATAAGACTGTTGATCTAAAAGTTGATACTAAATCTTCACCTTGGTTGAAAGAACCTTTAGTAAAAGGCACAAGAACTAATTTACAAACAGGGGAATTATTAGGTCAACAAACTATACCAGTAAAAGAAGAACCTAGTAAAAAAGAACTTGGTTATACTAAAGATGATGAAGAAGAATTTACTGATGAAGAACTTGAAGCATATTGGAAAGATTATTTTAAAGCTACACTTGATATACCTGAAAAAGAATTTAAAGATGAGTGGATTAAATTTTTAATTAAACAAAGAAATACTTTTCAGGATAAAGTAGATTCTTGGTTAGGTACTAAGACTCAAGATATTAAATTTACTAAAGCATCTTCTGATCAGTTTATGATATCTAAGAAAACACAAGATGTATCCATATCTAAAATGGCTGATCCTATTTATAATAAAACTATTGATCTTCAAATTAAACAACTTGATAAAGAGTTAAACGGTTTAGAAAAGTTTATTAATAATAATGCTGTAAGGCTTGCTATTAAAGATGAAAGACAAAAGTTTTTAGCTGGTATTAATACTACAACTTTTAATAGTTTAGAAAATAAAATTAAAATATTACTTGATCAACCCTCTACAGAAGAACTAAGTAAAGCAGAGTTGGCTAAGAAAGTTAAGAAGATACATAGTGACGTATTTACTAATAAGATCAATAGCGCAAAGACTATTGCAAAAACAGAAACATCTTCAATAGCTTCAGATACAAGGCATAGAATATTAAATGCAGAACAAATAAAAAAGAGAAGATGGGTAACAGATGTTTCATCAACAACAAGAGGACAAAAGCCTAAAGATACTGCTAATCATCTTGTACTTAACGGTCAAGTAAGAAAAATAAATGTAAAATTTTCTAATGGTCTTTTATATCCTTTACAAGCAGGGGCAAGAGCAGAAGAAGTTGTTAATTGCAATTGTGTAGAAATGCCCATAGTGAGTAAAAAATAATGTATAGTGATGAAGAAATTAATGAACAGTTAGAAAAACATGCTTTAAGTTTAGTTAAAATTAAAAGAGTACACAACACTAGGATAAATAATAGGATGAAAGAGAAGTCAACCCCTAACCACCTTGTAGTAGAAGAAGGTAATAGGATTACAATATGAAAATTAAATTGAAGTCAAAATCAAAAACTACTGTACCTACAGTAGAAAGAAAAACATCAATAGCTTCTAAACAGAAGGTAGATAAAGTTGAGCCTGTAAAGTATGATAGGCAAGATCCTAACAGAGTATTACCTTACAGATATAGAAAATTCTTTTTCAACACTGGGAGTGCAGTAAATGAAAGTAAAAATTAATCTTAAAAGAACAGGTGCTGATCTGTTAAAAGCTATACAAGAGAGAAAAGATAATGAAGCTAACATAGTTATTAAAGATGTTCACTTAGTTTCAATGACTAAAGATATATGTATAGGTTTATGTAAAAAAATTGGTTTAGAGTTCAGAGATGGTTTTGAAAAAAGAGTTATACAATTTAGATTTACTGATGCAACTGCTGATCGTCATAATGAAGTTGTAAAACCTGAAGGTGTAGATCTTAAATCATTTAAAAAAGATCCAATTATATTACTACAACATGCTAGTCGTAAATTTCCTATAGGTAAATCATTACATACAGAGTTTGATAGAGATAAAAATGATATTGTAGGTAAGATTTTATTTTTTGATGATGAAATAGATCGTACTGGTGTAAGTGAAGATACATTTAGGATGGTTAAATCTGGTGCAATGAAAAATGGATCTATAGGATTTACTGCAAAATCTGAACATGTTAGGTTAGCTTCACCTGATGAAGTTAAAGAACATAAACTTGATAAGTTTGGTATTATATTTGACAAGATAGAACTTAGAGAATTTAGCATTGTTACTATAGGGGCTAATCCAAGATCAACATCTATACCAGCTAGAAAAGATGCTTTTAGACAGAGTACAATTGATAAACTTAAAGAAGATGGATTAACAGATGAAGATTTAATATTCTTAAAGGGGAAAGATGAAGATGTTGATGATGAAACTATAAATTCTAACGATCAAAACAAAGAGGTAACACCAATGGATATAAGTATTAATATCAGTAAAAATGCTGGTACAGAAGAAATAGAAACTAAAATGAAGTTTGCTAAGATTCAACAAGATGCTGGTAATGATGTTACTATATCTTATGGTGAAAAAGAAGAAACTATTATTAATAACATATCGAATGATGTTAATAAACTTAATGATAAAAATAAAGATTTAATAAACAATGTTCTAACTGGAATCAAAACATTATCTGAAAGTTTTGAAGCTCTCTTAAACAATGCAGAGCCTTCAAAAAATAAAGATGATAATAATGATGGAAGTGGTAAAGATGATCCTATTGATAAAGATAGCGATCCATCTTCTGCACCTTCAGAGTTGTATAAAGTCCTTGAAGAACATAATAACAGTAACTAAACAATAACATACAACTCTTAAAAGGAGATTATTAAAATGGAAATTGAAGAACAAGTAAAAGAATTTATTGAAGGGTTTGAAGAAAAACTCAAAACAGAAAGAACAACCAATGAAGAATTAACTGATAAAAAAATTGACTCTCTTAAAGAAGAACTTAAGAAAGATACTGATCAGTTAATCAAAGATATCCGTAAGAATAACATAAGCCTTCACGGTGTAGAAGAAACAGAAGAGTATGGAAAATTTTCTTTTGCTAAAGCTGCATATGCTATTACTAATAACGCATGGGATGAAGCTGGTTATGAAAAGGAAGTCATGGATGAAACCAGAAAGAAAGCTATTGATGGTAACACTGGTGGTCAAGGTGGGTTTCTTATTCCTACCGAGTTAATGAATGACAAGATTATTATGCCAGCACTTGCTAGATCTGTCATGAAAAAGCTTGGAGTTACTTTTTGGAATGGTTTAACCGCTGATGTAGATATTCCCGAAGCATCATCAAGACCTACATTAGTGTTTACACCAGAGGGTAAAGAACAAGCCGCACAGAATATTACCTTTGCTAACAAACAATTAAGACCTAAAGAGGGTGGTATGTTAACACAGATTTCTAACAAACTTCTGTTACAAGCACCAGCCGAAAAAATAGTTAGGGAGCTTATGATGGAAGGTATTGCTAATGGAACTGATAAAGTTTCTATTGATGGTACAGGTACAACTTCAGAACCTTTAGGTATACTTAATACTGCTGGTACTCTTACTAAAGATATATCTAATGTAAGAATGAAAATTGATGATGTTGCTGAAATGATCTCCAAAATTGAAGAAGAAGATTTTCTTCAAAATGGTGGTGGTGGATTTCTTTCTAGACCTGTTGTTAAAAGTGGGTTAAAGAGAGAACAAGTTGCACAATTTTCAGGTGACTTGGAAGGTATGCCTATACTTAATCCTTGGATGAGTGATCAAGCATTATCAGATATATTAGGTTTAACTATTAGTTCTACTACTAATATAGGGTTCTCTGATGCTCCAACTAATACAAGGTGCCAAGCTGTTGTAGGTGATTGGCCAGATATGATTATAGGTACATGGGGTGGTGCAAGACTTAAATCATCCGATCAGGCTGGTACAGCTTTTGCCTCTAATCAAACATGGTTAGTAATATTTGTTGATATGGATATAGTAGTTAGGCATCCTAAAGCATTTAACATAGCTAGTAACATCAAGACCGACTTCTAATTAAACTTGAATCACTGATGTTATGTACAAAGTGTGCATAACATCATAACCTTAAACAATAAACAATTAAAAATAAGGAGATCCTAAAATGAGAGGATTACATGAAACAGTAAAGGTGGTTCAAGCAGTACCACCTATAGTAACTACAACTGCTGAAACTCTGTTTAATAACACTTCTTCTGGTGGTACTGATGGTATTGATACTAAAGACTTTGACGAGCTTTTAGTTGAAGTATCTTTTGGTGCTGTTGGTGGTGTATTAGATGTTCAGTTATTTGAATCAGCTACAAATGATTCAAGCACATCAACTGCTGTTGCAGATATTAATGGTGTACTTGCTGACTTTGATCAGTTTGATGGTACTGAAGATAATGAAGTACATGTTATCAGAGCAAAAGCAAAAGATCTTAAACGGTTTGTATGGGTAAAAACTATTAATGCAGATACTACATCTAAAACTTATGGTATCAATGTATTGTTAGGTAAAGCTGATGCTGAACCAGTAACGCAAGATCAAACAGTAGATTTCACACATGGTGAACAGTAAAAAATAGTTATGTATAGGGATAGTCTATCTATCCCTATACATCCTATGAGTATATACATATGAGATTAACAAGTTACAATAGGATATTACTTGCTTTAGGGGATGGTGAAAATGCTTTAACTGATACTGTTGGGCATAGAAGAAGATTTTTATCTACTATACATTCTATATCAAATAGAGTTGAGCAATTTTTAAACCGTAATTTAGAATTAAAATCTTATACAGAATTTAGAGATGCCCTACCATTGACTGTAGAATATTTTTTACAGTCTCAACCAGTAACAACAGTAGCATCAGTACATCAAGATAGCACTGGTCTATATGATGGTAGTGAAGTTGCTGAAACTCTTTTTTATATAAATAAAGATTCAGATGGTGTTGTACTTGACTCACCAGTAACACCAGCTAAAAGAGGTTTAAGATTTATTTATACTGGTGGATTAGCTGTACATGGTACACACTCAACTTATAAATTAGTTGGAACACCTAGCACACTTTTTGTAGTAGGTAAATATGTAAGAGGTAAAGATTCTCTTGCTGTTGGGTTAGTTGTATCTAATGTTACTGATGTACTTGTAATAGAGGTTTTATATGGTGTATATGAAATTGGTGAAGTAGTAGAAGGATTTGATGATGAATCTGGTGGTACTGCTATTAGTGGTATGACAGAAACATTATTATCAGCAACAACATTATCTTTAGCTGAAAGTTTTCCTGATATAGTACATGCTACAGAATTAGAGATAAGATTTATGGATGATCATAGAAGTGATTTTGAAAATATTGGATCTTCTAAATCTGGTACTACTAGAGTTAATATTATGCAGAATGAAAAATTTAAAAGAGATTATGATTTATTACCAGAAGTAAGATCTTTATTAGAAGCTTACAGGAATATAACTATATAGAGATTAATATGGCAGAAATTTTACAACTAAAAATAAAAAATATAGATAAAGTTTTTAGTAACATCAGGCTACAGAATAAAAGATTTTTTCAAAGAGTTAGAGGGCTATGGTCTAAAGACGGTAGAATTGTAATAAGGAAACTTGTAACTAAATTTTATTCTGGACAGTCCACAACATCATTAGGTAAACGTACAGGAACATTAAGTAAAGCATTTAGAAGTGAAACTAAAAGAGCAACAGGTACTATTAATGTTATACAAAAAATATTTATTGATCCTAGTAGTCCGGCTAATCTTTATGTAGCTACGCATGATGCTAGTAGAAATTTTAATGGTACTATACGTCCAAAGAGTCAACCTAGATTAGTTTTTAAAGGGGATCATGATTTAAAAATAGTTAAGACAAAAAAAGTTTTTATTCCTATACGCACTAATGTAATACCTTTTTTAGAAAATGAAATGTCAAATCAAGCAATTAATTCAGTTAACCTTGCACTTAAGACTTTTGGATAATGGACGTAGTAGAGTTAGAAATTATAGATAGTATAGCTAAGATGTTAAGGGATATAAAAACATCTAATAATTATTTATCTACTGTTGCTGAAGTTAATAAAGAAGAAAAAAGTGTAGAAGATATGCGTCAATTTCCAGCAGTTAACATTGTTAAAGGTATAACTGAATATTCAGATCCACAATTTTCTGAGTCTGGTAAACATACAAAAACTTTAAATGTAGTATTGGATTGTTACTTACAAGGTAAAGAAAATAAGCAAACTATTCTAACAAAATTTTTAGCAGATCTTGAAATACGTTTTGCTGATGATACTATAGGGGGTAATACAAACTTTAATCAAACAGCAACAGCATATAATTTAGAGAATAAATGTTTGATAGTTATTTTTGTTAATGCTGTACCCTTCAGTGTAGAAGGTGAAAAACATTGGTATGGAATAGAGTTATCAATGCAAGTTAAGTTTAGACAGAAACGAAGTGACCCAACTGTTTTAAATCCATAGAGGTAGATATGTTAGTAAAAGTTAATGGTGAATCAATAGCAACAATTAATGGTCGTAATTATACGGGTGGTCAAGTAGTTGATGTTACTGATAAACAATATGAAGAAGTCAAAGATAAAGTTGATGTTATCAATACATCCAACAAAACAAAAACAAAAACAACAACAAAATTAAAAGTAAGTGATAACACTAACAAGAAGGAGAATTAAAAATGTTTTTAACTCAAAAGGCTTTTGCAATAGCAAAAATAGAAGTAGCATCCTATACTCCTGTTGAAGGTGTAGCGGTTGACTTTGATATAGAGATTGAAAATCTTGAATGGAGTCCAGAAGTAGCAGAGTTTCAAAGAAAACTTGCTGATGGTTTATTAGATACATTCAACTCTGTTATGGGTAAACAAAGTTGTACAGTCTCTTTCTCTAGTGTATTAAATCCCGGCGCTACTGCTGCAACATTACCTAAGTGGGATAAGTTTTTATTAGCATGTGGTTATAAGAAAACTATACATACTACTACTGGTATATCATGGGTAATACATTCTGATAATACACATGTACCTATTACACTTACATGTCATGAAATTGATGATGGGGCATCACCAGCAACATTAGTAACTACTGTAGGCGGTGCTATGGGTAATGTTGAGTTTATGATTGGTGATGTTGGTGAGCCTATACAAATAGTATTTGAGTTTAAAGGATCACTTGAAGATGTTACTGTAGGTGCAGTAATAGTACCTACAGGAGTCTCAACAGTACAGCCTTCAGCTTTCTTAGGTGCTACTGTTACTATAGGAGGGTTAGATCAATGTATATCAAAATTTTCTTTTGATACTGGTAATAGTATACAATTACAAACATGCCCTGATGAACTAACAGGAATAAGAGGTGCATACGTAGGTAGTAGAGAAACTACTTTAACTATTGATCCTTTAGGTGTTCTTGAAGCAACTGAGGATGTATACGCTGATTGGAAAAATGGTGTTACTGGTGCTGTGGTTGTATCTCTTGCCTCAACTCCTGCATTAAAAATATCTGCGCCTGTAGCACAAAAAAGTACAGTAGCAAGAGGTGAAAGAGATGAAGCCGTATCAAGTGAGCAAGTTTTTCGTTTACATAAATTGCTAGGTAATGATGTACTTGAAATATTACAGGGATCTAAAACTTAATAAAAAGGAGTTGATAAAATGTCACTAACAAACGCAGCAGAAACAGATCTGCTAAATTTACTTTTTAATAATACAGCATGGGCTAATGTTGGTGATGCTGCTGGTTTACAGCCTTCTGCTGTTGCTGGTAGTATGTTTGTATCTTTACATACTGCTGATCCTACTGAGACAGGATCACAAACATCAAGTGAAGCAACATATACATCTTATGCTAGAATAGCAGTAGCAAGAACTTCTGGAGGATGGACAGTAAGTGGTAATAATGCTTCTAATACAGCAGCAGTAACATTCCCAACAGCAACAGGGGGGTCTAATACTATAACACATTTTGGTGTTGGTTCTGCTTTAAGCGGAGCAGGAAATTTATTTATGAGTGGTGCTCTTGATTCATCTTTAGCTGTAAGTAATGGTATTACTCCAGAATTTGCTATAGGTGAACTTGATGTTGATGCTGATTAATAAAGTAACATAACATATACATAACATGAAAAAAAGGAGTCAAAAAAATGGAAACAACAACAGAAGAAAACAAGGTTTTGGATAATGATACTAGAAAGTTATTAGCTGAAACAGGTATGTTAGGGTTTACTGAAAACCCTGAATTTATATACACACCTACTGCCTTCCGAAAAAAATACGGGGATACTACAGACGATGTACTTGATCTCCCTGCGAAGAAATGGCCTGAAGGGGTTAGTGAAGATGATTACATCATACCTAAAGAACATTGGCCTATTTTTAAACTTCGTGCTAAAGATGGCATAGAGACTGCAAAGATGGAAGATAACATGGGCCATATGGAGTATGACGATAAAACGAATATCAGAAGATGGATAGGTAAGTCCGGCACCCATAGGGTTCAACTTTTAAAAGATGGTATCAAAGGTTGGAAAAACTTTTATAATGTTAAGGGTGAGTTAATTCCTTTCAGGGAAAATAACGGTACTATACATAATGATTCATTGAAACTAATTAACATACAATTAGCTTCAGAGTTATCTAATGCTATTATGGATCATACAGCTTTAACAAGTGAGGAGTTAGAGGGTTTAGAATACTAGCGGGTTATCATTCAGGTGCACTATCAGCCTCACCATGTGGGGCTTGTAGTAAGAATGATATAATTGCAAGACAAAGAGGATGTGATGGTAAATCCGCACCATCACCAGTAAGTAGAGAATTTTATGAAGGGAGAAAAATAATATATTGGAATTGCCCTAGTTTATTTATACCTAAATCTATTACAAGATGGCATAACATATACATGTATCACAAAGACTTTCCGGGGGCAACAATGAAAAGTATAGAAAATCAAAACCCTAGATTTTTAAAAGCATACTATGTGTATGAAAAACATCTAGCAGAATTTAAAAAAGAAATATCATTAAAGATAAAAGGAAATAAGTAACATGCCACCACAACAACAAAATATGTTTCAAGCTGAAGCAAGGCTACTAGATTTTATCACACCAGCTATTGATAAGATGGCTAGTAAATCTAAAAGTGGTTTTAGGAAATTAGAAAAATCTGCTAGAAAAGCAGCTCTAATAATAAAAAATGTGTTTAAAGATGCTGGTAAATCTATTGCAGATTTTGCAAAAAGATTCGGGCCTACTGCTATAGCTATAGGGCTTACAACAAAAGCTATTATGTTACTAGGGCAGGCTATAGAGTTTGCAAAAACAAAAGCTATAGAGTTTGAAAAAACAATGTCAAAAGTTAAAGCTATAATAACAGGGGATAATGTTAAGGCTTTTCAAAAATTATCTAAAGAAGCAAGAAGGTTAGGTGAAACAACTGTATTTAGTGCTACTGAATCTGGTCAAGCCTTTGTAGAGATGGGTAAGCTAGGATTTAAGACAGGTGAGATCATTGCTAGTACTGCTGATGTACTTGCCCTTGCTGCTGCCTCTAGTACAGACTTAGCACAAGCATCAGCCGTAGTTGTTAAAACTCTTAATCAATTTAATTTAGAATCTGATCAAGCTGGTAGACTTACTGATGTTATGGCAAGCTCTTTTATTAATAGTGCTTTAGATATAGATAAGTTTCAAGAGTCTATGAAGTTTGCAGGATTATCAGCTAGGTTAGCTGGTTTAACTTTTGAAGAAACTACTGCTATATTAGCAATAATGGCAGATAATAATTTAGATGCTTCTATAGCAGGTACATCATTAAATCAAATGTTAATACAACTTGTTAAACCGGGATCTAAAGCTAATCAAGTCTTTAAAAGATTTGGTTTAGAGTCTGCAACTGTAATTGAAAAGATGAAATTTTTAGCTTCTTCTGGTATTGATGTTGGTGAAGTTTTTGAATTGCTTGATGTTCGTGCTGGTAGAGCTGCTAACGTACTTTTTGAAAATATTGATGTATTAGAGAATATGGCTGAAGGGTTTAAAGATGTTGAAGGTGAAGCGCAAAGAATGGCGGACACAATGTTAGACAATGTTGCTGGTGCACAAAAAATTCTTGAATCAGTTTCAGAAGGGTTAGCTATTGCTTTAGGTGAAGCCTTTGGATCTGATAAAAGAACCCGTATAGAATTATATACTGAAGCTATACAAAATGCTACTAAATGGGTTAGAGATCACCAAAAAGAAATTAAAAAAGTTTCTGCTTTACTTTCAGGAATTTTAACAACATCTTTTACAATAGCAATTGAGACAGTAGGCGCTTTTGCTAATGGTCTTGATAGAGTAAATAGAATTTTAGATAGAATTAGAGGTGGAGTAAATGAAGCAAAAAAACAAATGGAATTATTTAATACTGCTATAGATGATAGAGACTCACTTGAAAGATTAATTGAACTTAGAAGAAGGTTTGATGATATACAAGAGTCTGGTAAAGCTGTTACTGAGCGTACAGGAATTTTTGGTAATATTATTAGAACTATAAATCCTGAACTTGAAAAAATAAATGCTAGAGTTAAAGCAATAGCAGGGGCATCTTTTGAAGAAGCAAAAGGACAAGAACTAACATTACAATTTTTAGAAAAGAGAGCAGGAGCTATAGACAAAGTTAAGATAGCACAAGATTTACTTAACAATGCACAAAAGACAGTTAAACCTACTCCTACCCCAATAGATCTTGGAGCACCACCTAAAGAAGATGCAACACTTAAAAAAGCTAGGTTAGATGCTGAGAGAGAAATAAAAAGATTAGCTAAAGAAGCTGATAGAGTTTCTGAAGAAGAATTTACTGAATTTATGGCTCAAACTCATGAAGGTAGATTACAGTTATTAGAGAATGAGTTAATAGAAAAATCTGTTTTACTTAAACAACATGGGCAAAGTACTAAAGCCTTAGAAGATAACATTACTAGAAAAATTCAAGAAGAAAATATTAAGCGTAATAAATCAAATGAAGAGCTTAGAAAAAAAGATTCTGACAGAGAGTTACGTAAACGTAGAGAAAAAATAGCTACTAATCAGATGTTAGTAGGATCTATTTCAAATTTAGCACAAGCAATAACAACAAGCGAAAAAATGCAACAAAGAATTGCTCTTATATCTTCTATAATTCAAGGTGCTCTTGCTATTCAGAAAGCAGTAGCATCAGCAGCACCACCTCTTAATTTACCGGCTATTATAGCTACAAGTGCTTTAGCTGCTGCTAATACAGCAACAATAGCAAGACAGGCTTTTGTACATGGTGGTTTTCCACATGGTAGAAATGCTAACATCAGGGTAAATGAAAGAGGGCAAGAGGCTGTATTAAATGCTGGTGCGGTTAGAGATATTGGTGTAGGTAACATCAATGCAATGAATAGTGGTCAAGGTCTTAATAAAAGTATTGTTAATGAAATAACTTATGCCCCTACTATTAATGTTACTGGTGATACACCTAAAGATTTTTTAGATGTACTTAGAGAAGATAAAGAAGGATTTTCAGATTTAATCAGAGATGTTAAGGATAGAGGGTTTTTAGAATAGGGTTAATGGATGGAAAAAGAAATTGAAGCTTTACAAAAATTATTTGAAAGTATTGAAAAAATTGGAATCATAGGAGTATGTTTATTTGTTATATATATTTTATCTAAAATTATTTTATATCATATTAAGAATAAAAAAACTCCTAGTGAAGTGGAAAGTAGAAATATTTCAAGAGATAGAATTAAATCTATGTATGATGTTATTACTGCAAAAGAAGGTGGTGTACCTGTTATCTATCAAACTAAGTTAACTTTTGCCGTTAATAAACTTAGTGGTAATATCAAAGCACAAACAGAAGTTTTAAAAGATATGAAAAAATGAATAATAAAGTACAAAAAACTTTAGATGTTGCTAGTCATAAATATTCTATCAGAAGCTATATTGGTCTTGCTGTTAGTCTTTTAGGATATGTAGGTTATGATCAAGTAGGTGCACCCGCTATGGATAAAGTTTTAATTGAATTAAATGATATGGAAGATAATCAAGAAATAAATAATCATGTAGCGAAGGAACATACAAAATGGATAATTGCTAACATCTTGGTAAATAACCCAAAAGTAAATTTAGACTCTATTTATAAAGAAGCTGACTTATTTTTATATTGGAGAAGTAAACATTAAACAAAGGAGTAAAAAATGGCTGATATAGTACCAGACGGACAAATACATAGTGCACCTGTAGTAAATAGTGACTTAGTTGTTACAAACGACACTACTATAATTACCATGAATCCACTCAAAGGTGGGATAACTAATCCAAGGGGATTCATGTGTAATGTTGCAGGGACTATTGTATTCGATGATTTAGATGATACTGAATCAACATGGACAATACTTGCAGGTGTAATTTACCCTGTGTGTGTTAAAAGAATAAAAACTGGTAGTACTGCAACTGGTATACATGTTGTAGCATAGGGGGATAAATTATGGCAATACTCTATGCAGACTTAGGCTCAAATGTAAATGCGGATTCACAGTCTGCTTCTGGCGCTGGTACAATGGGTGATCCTTTTAACGCTAGAGCATTTTATGATAGAATAAATGGCACTGGACTGAATATTGATGAATATTTTGTCAAGGGTACAGCGCAACGGACTTTTGTAAATCTATTTTTGCGCTATACAAAGTTAGAGGCTTGGGATCCTGCTATAAACGGCCCTTATCATATACTTGATAAAGATGCGAAACTTAGGATGGGTGATCAAGCCGCATCAGTTGCATCAGGTGGGCTTATTAAAAGAACCACCGGCGATATTATCATGACGATAGGTGCTATAAAAAGTTGTGTTATAAGAGCAGGAAAATTGCGTTTTGATGGATCCGCTGATCGTACAATAGAGGGCAGTTCTATAGAAGCTGTTATTGAGAATGCCAGTGGCAGTAGAACCCTGAATTGCAGAGATACTTATTTTAAGACCTTTGCTCAATCTGGTTCTGGGTCTGTTACAATAAATGCAGTCAATTGTGTATTTGAACAATCCAAAGCTGTTATAGAGGCCCTCACTGGTGGTTGGACGGTTAATGACACTGACTGCGAATTCAGTGTTACATACAACGAATCCCGCCCAGATTATAATGATATTACTGACACCCAATATGCACCTGATACCGCTCCAACAATTGGAGACTCTGGGACTTTTACTGGTTATGAAAATGGTATGTTTGGAAATTCTAGGGATGCTTTTGACGGAGCTGCTCTTGGTGCAAGTTTTTTCCCAAGCCCCTCTTCCGTAGGTGGTGTTAGTGGCAATGTTGGTATGCACACGGGACTTAGGTTAGGTCTTTAAAAATAAAAGAGTAATATCATGGCCTCTTCCTTAGTCGATAACAATATACAAAGAGTGGGATTAAATGAGTTTTGAAGTAGGACTATCGTCCTTAGTAACACCTACATCCGATACTACACTGGACTTTACAAGTAGTGAATTATCTGCTGCACCTAAATGTGTATGGGGTATAATTAATGAAAGTGCAGTACAAGGAACAGCTAATGATGCATATCGTGTCAGTATGGGGTCTACTGATGGAACCCGTGAAAGTGGCGCGGTTAATTCTGCCGCGCATGGTGGTGCAACCGCGAGTGTCACAAGGCGACAATTAGATACTGAAACATTATTATTAAGACCAGGCGAAGGTGCAAATGCTATAAAGCTTGCGCATAATGCTTTTTTATCAAATGGGTGGCAATCAAATGTTACCTTGACAGGCGGTGCTGTAGGAAAATTTGCTCTTGCTATGATGTTTGGTGGAAGCGATTTGATTAGGTGTGAGTCGGGGGTTGTGGGTGTTACAAATGCAGTAGATACCGAGCAAACAATTAATTTTAATGACAGTAGTTTAAAACCTAACGTAATAATATTTTATACCTGCGGAACTACGGCGGCGGCTGGTATGACATCATTTTTCAGCGGAAGTTTTGGAATTGGCATAAAACCGGGATCAACAATTACTCAACATTGTATAAATAACCGGGTAGATGTTGATGGGGCGACCGAAGGAAATCCCGCACAACAATTACATACTGATCGAGTACAGGCGAATTTTTTGACTAATGATACTATTCAATGGGAATTAGAATTAACTGATATTTCTACTGGCAGTATGGGATTGACTCCGAGAGTAGCATCACCCGGCGGTGATGAAATAAATTTTCTTGCTATGGAAATAGATAATGTAAATATTGCTTTACTTACTAAGGGCATGCCAACATCAACAGGAGTTCATTCTTTTACAGGATTTGGATTTCAACCTTCTTTTATGTTAGGTGCTGCAACTATGTTAACTGCTGTTGATACTATTGCTGTTAATGATAGCGCAGGCGCGTCTTCAGTATGCTCTTTTAATGCTAATGAAAAATTTGCGTTTTCATGGGCTAATGAAGATGCAAGCGCAACAATTGATAATCAGAGTTTATCACATGACAGGGCTGTACATTACGCCTTTGATGACGGAACTATCGGGACAGGTGCGGCAGCGGGAAATGGATTTGATTCGGGAACAAATACGCCTACTTTTACCAACGATGGTTTTGATCTTGATTTTGATGTTGTTAATAATACAGAACGTCAATCATTTTGGCTTGCAATAGGCCCAACTCTTTCCGGTACTACTAACATAACTATAACACCTTCAGGTGATCTTAAAGGTACAGGTGCATTATCTGGCACTACTAACATAACATTAACTGCAACAGGTGATATAGGTGGTATAGGTGGTATGTCTGGTACTACTAATATTGATATAACTGTGACAGGTAACTTATCCGGTACTGCTGCTTTATCTGGTACTACTAACATAATTTTTATAGTTTCAGGTGATGCAATGGCAATGGTAGCTGCTAGTGGTACTATTAACATAACTATATTACCTACAGGGGATCTTACTGGCACAGGTGCATTAAAAGGTACTACTAACATAACTATTGCTGTTACAGGTGATCTTACTGCTTCTGCTTTATTTAATCAATTATCTGGAACTACTACAATAACATTAACTTTAGCAGGTTCTATTGTTGATAACGATGTTGTTAAAGGTAGAATAATTATTCAAATTGTTGTTAGTGCTCTTAAACCTGATGGAAGTGGAGGTACTAAAAAAACTAAATTAACTGGTGGTGGAATATTAAAAGGCACTATTAATATATCAATAACATTAGAAGGTTATTTAGTTCAAGAAGTACCTATTGTTGATTGTGATGTTGAGACTATGTATCCTATACAACCAATAGTGAAAAGTAATCAAAGCACTTTTAGAAAAGACTCTATGGAATGGGTTAATGTAAGAAAAAGTAAACTTATTTGGAGAAGTGAAATTATTTCTTTAAGGTTTAGAATGCAAGATATTAAAATGAAACAGTTTGCAGATTTTCATACCTTACATAAAGCAGAAATAGTAAAGCTAGTTACTCCCGGTATGCAACCTTTTATTAGACCTGCTACTACTAACGATGTAAGAATTATAAAAGTAGGTGCCCCTAAAAAATCAATGCCTAGAATGTATGATATGTCAATAACATATAGAAATGAACTTATAGAAAAGGTAACTCCACCAACATGAAAGTAAATAATATATCTTATGATATTTCAATGGAGTATACTTCTCCTGTTGATCCTAAACTTGATAGCGTAAAGTTTAGAACTATGATGGATGGATCAATTTCTCCTTTTGATTTTGGTGCAAGACAAGAAAGAAGGGCTAAGTTTAAATTTTTAAATTTAACTAAAAGTAGATTTGTAGATCTTGTAAATTATTTTGTAGATGAATCAGGTTCTAAAGTATTATTTGTAGCTGAAAATGATGGAGAAAGAATTTTCACTGAAGAAATAACAGGGAATAACTATCATGTATATGTAACCGCACCTTCATCTTTTCAGGAAGAAGATTTTTCTATTGATGATACTCTTTATACAATGAATATTGAAGTTGCATTAGCCGGTATAGTAGATCCTAATAGTATACCTAATGAAGCAGATACATCATTATTTGATGTGTTAGTTAGAATAGATACTATACAAGCAGATTTTATACAACCTACTACACCATCAGTACAAATTAGTTCTGAAAATCAAAGATGGTTAGACACTGATGATAATAAATTATCTAGATTTATTAATGGTGCATGGTCTTTTCTTTATACTGTTGTTGCTGATAACTCTGATTTTGGTTTGAAAAATGGTAAGTTTTATATATCTACTTTTTCGGATAACACAAACTTACTTTTACCGGATGACAAAGCACAGGGTACAGTAACGTTTAAAGCAGGTCTATTAACATATAAAAATATTAAGTTACCGGGACAAAGTATAAAAATAACTAATGGTGTTAACATAGCTAGAAGAGAAGGATTTTCTTTTAGCTTAAATAATGCTGATAAGTTTTGGAATTTTGTTGTAGTTAATCAAATTAATATGTTTGGTGCTAGAGTTACTTTATGGTTAAGGCATAAAGGTGTATTGACTAAACTTATGTCCGGTAAAAATGTTACTAACAAATTTACTTATACTGACTACTCTTTTAGTGTTGAGCCTTTTATGTTAAGGCATCAAAGAAAATTCCCTGATGGTATTATTATAAGAAGTGATACACCGGGGGATCGATATTTTGGTATAGAAGATGACTTAGACGGAAAAATGCCCTATGTTACTTATGGAGAACATGATAGGGGAGCATTACAAAATATCTCTTCTGTTAAAGGTATTGAACCTCTTCAGGAAGTAGGGAAAGGAACTAAGTTACAAATCAATGTAGGTATAGGAGCAGATACATCAGGAGCACTTAAATTAGTTTTTATTAATAGAGATGAATGGTTAATAACAGAAGAACAAAAAGCAGATTTTATAATTAACCATGTTATAAGAGTTGTGTATGATGAAATTGAAGGAGAACCTAATAAAGGTATAGCTAGTCAAATATTAACAATAGAAGAAGTAACTATTTCTATTCAAGATTTTTACAAAATTACTGTAGACACACCTTTTAAAGAAGCTCCGGGAGCTGGCGAAGAAAC